AGACGCAGCTTTGCAGGTTGTGTGGCTTGCCCACAATTCCGACTCAGACAGCATTCGCCTCAAAGCTTGCACGTTCATCATCACAGAAGCTTTCGAGGCAGGCGTCAAAGACGGCGATCCTATCAAGGATCTGATGCGTGACTTGATGGGTAGTGCGAGCTAGCCAATCAACCGTGACTAGTTGCCAGTCCAACTGTGACTAGTGAGCCTCGCGATTAACCCACCAACTGCTGAACCTGGAATTTCACCAGAAGCCTACTACAAGAAGATAGGCTTCAAACCACACTCAGCAGGTCAGGCTGAGTACCTCTTCAGCACCGCTCGTTTCAGCATACCGTGTTGCGGTAGACGCTATGGTAAAAGTTTGCCCGCTGGTCATCGTGTGGGACTCAAGGCATTCATGCCTGATACCTACAACTGGATCGTCGGGCCAACTTATAAGCTGGGCGAGAAAGAGTTTCGGGTGGTATGGAATGACTACCAGAAGCTCGGTATCCTCAAGTATTGCCGTAAGGCTTACAGTCCTCATCAGGGTGACATGTACATTGTCACTCCTTGGAACTCGCACATCGAAGTTGTCTCCGCTGATAAACCTGACGCTCTCCTAGGTGAAGCGCTTAGCCATGCTTGCATGAGTGAGGCTGCACGCCATCAGAGAGCTACGTGGGAACAGTTCATTGAGCCGGCGCTCAGTGACCTTCGCGGCACAGCAGACTTCCCAAGTACACCACAGGGATACAACTGGTATCACGGGTTGTACATGCTTGGTCAGGAATTCAACCCAGGCAACTACACAGTCAAGCAGGGCAGCATCACAAATCTCAACCCTGCTGGTGAGAAGATCCGGCTTTACCAGAGCTGGAACTTTCCTACGTGGGAGAACATAGCTAGGTTCCCTGGCGGGTATGACGATCCTGAAATCCAGCGTGTTAAACGGGTGGCGAGTAAACAGTGGTTCGATCAAGAATATGGTGCTCTGTTCACGACTCAGACAGGTGCCATATTGGAAGAGTGGGATGACGCAGTACACATTTCACCGCATGTGTACGATCCCACCCTCCCCAACTACCTCGCGTTTGACTATGGGTTCTCTAACCCATTCGTGTGTCTCGACATACAGATTGATCCTGCCCCCTCTGGGTCATCTGTCCCAACCGCATACGTGTGGAGGGAATACTACAAGTCGAACGTCTCCACAATGGAGCATGGCATCTACCTGCGTGATCGGCCTAATCCTACCGATTACAAGGTAGATGCCATGTGGGGTGATCCACGCGGAGCTGATGAAGCTGCGACTCTCGCGCTAACCATTGGCTACGTGGGATTCGAGGACGTCAGATGGAAGCTTGCTATCGAGCAGATCAAGCGCATGTTGAAAGCTCGACCAGCACAGCTCTACGTCGATCCTTCTTGTGTGAACCTCATCCGTCAGATGGCGAAATTGCACATCAAAGAAATGGGACGAGGTACAAAGTTCGACTTGCAGGAAATGACGGGTGATGGAAATATCCAGCACAAGGTAGACGACCATGCTGTCGATGCACTTCGATATTTCATTGGGCCGTATTACGTGGCTGGAGCTGGAATGCACTTTTCTGACGTATACGGCCAGAATTATCGTGGATCTGAGTCTGAGGACTTCTTCACGTTGAACAGCGGCGTAACGTTAGATGAGCTGGTGAAGCTATAATGTACGATCCAGCTCAACTGTATGGAATGCCAGTCTTGAGAAACTTTTCGGTAGGCGTACCTGCACAACAAACTGGCGTGACTCAGCAGACTCCTGTGCGGGGTTTTAAGGTGTCAGGCACGCAAGTAACAAATGTCACTAATGGGAAAAAGGCGAATGCCTAGAATCCCTGGTATCACACGACCGGCGCGTAAGGCCCAGACTGGTACAACGTATCAATCGGGTGGTGTACCTGATCCTAACATTCCGCAGCCACAGTTGGATGCTGAGGCAGGTTCTTCACAACCCGTAATCATCCGTGAAATCGTACCTGAGCTAGCTAGTCCATACCAGCGGCTAGTAGCTTACACGAGAATGCAGACTGATGCGGCGGTTGACGTCAGTTTGCGGGTACTAAAGACACCAGTTTTGGCCGCAGAGTTCTACATCGAGCCCTATGATGACCAGCCAATCAACCAAGAGATAGCTGAATTCATAGGCGCAAACCTGTTTGAAGGCATGTCAGCTCCGTTCCTTACGACACTTGAGGACTTGTTGCATTTCTACGAAGATGGTTACAGTATCCTTGAGAAAGTCTACGAACTTCGGGAATGGACAGCGAAAGGTAAGGGGCGTAATTCTAAACAGTTCACCATGCTCAAGAAGCTCGGTGTACGGCCTACGAGCACAATTAGCATGATTACGTACGACGATAATGGTGGGCCAGTGAAGGTTACGCAAGGAGCAATTCGGGCTGATAAGAGCGTTCAAGACGTTGACCTGGATATCAGTAAGATCATGATCTTCACGTTTTCACGTGTTGGTGGTGAATTGACAGGCCGTAGCGTGCTTAGGACAGCATACGCCCACTGGTACTACAAGACGCATCTCTACAAGATCGACGCTATCCAGAAAGAACGGAATAGCTTGGGTGTCCCTGCTGGCACCATCGGGCCAGCGGCTACCAAGGAGGACAAAGAAGCTCTCCGCACGATGCTCAAGAATTTGAGGTCGAATGAAGAGAGCTTCATGATTCTCACGCCCAACGTTGATGTGGAGTTCAAGGAGGTTCACGGGAATCTCGTGAACGTTCTGGAATCTGCCGGGCATCATAACACCATGATTCTGCTGAATGTCATGGCTGAATTCATGGCGTTGGGTCTGCAAGGTACGTCAGGCGCTCGCGCAACTGGGGCTACACAGTCTGACATGTTTATGAAGTCTACGCGGCATGTGGCGAACATGATCGCTGACACATATAACATGTATCTCGTGCCTGAGTTGGTTGTGTGGAACTACAACACTCGCAGCTTCCCGAAAGTGAATGTCAGGAATGTCGGTGAGACACGTGATCTTCAGATGTTGGGCTCAGCTCTCGCAAATCTCTTCGCGCAGGGCGGACTTACACCTGACATTCAGACAGAAGATTGGATTCGCGCGGTGTTCGATATGCCTCGCAAGAATCCAAGCGAATATGTACAGCCGGTTATTGCGCCTGCAACAAGCGACGCATTCCCGAAAGATGGGCCATCCACCAATGGTGGAACACAAAAGGGCAACGTCAACATCAGAGGTAACAACTCAGGTCAAGGAAATGTCGGCAGACCTGTTAGCGCCCCTCAGTAACGACAAGACTTACCTCCGTACAGGTACCTACCTGACAGATGGGACTGAGCTATTCCGCATTCTCAGTTACACAAAGACGGGAGTGATACTCGAGAATTGCATGACTCTCGAATCGAAGTGGAAGCACACGCGGAAACTAGAGGAAATGGAGGTGATAACTCCATATGCTGGAAACCGCAGTAGTTGAGCTTAACCATGCAGTTGAAATTCAGCCGTCCCCTGGTCAATCGGGGGGCGACCAGTGGGACGGCTGGATAGAAGCACTACCAGCGCGTGTTTACACCACACCGCAATATGGTGAGATTCCCGTAACGACTGAGAAGTTGGAACGCATGATTTCCAACTTCACAGGTAACGTCCGTGGGCAGGAGATTGCAACTGACTTCGAGCATGGACGTGATACAGCCAAAGGACTCCAAGCATCAGGCTGGTACAAGGAGTTCAAGATCGACAAGTCAAGTGACGATCCTGGGCAGGTATCGTTGTGGGCTAAGGTTGAATTCACAGACGATGCCAAGAAAGAGATTCAGGATGGGAAATGGAAATACTGGTCACTTGAATGGGACGATGAGTACGTTGACGATAAGGGACAACTCATCCCTGACGTCATCTTGGGCGGTGGTCTTACTAACAGACCAGTCGCTAAGCGTACCATGCCTATCAACTTTTCCGAAGCTATGTGGGAAGAGTTGGACGAGGATACTCAGCGTGAGTTTGCGGTGTGGACGACCAAGTACATTAACTCTCTCCCCAATTCGGCTTTCCTGTACGTCGAGGCCGGTGCCGCTACGGATAAAAGCAAACGTCATCTACCGTACAAGGATGCAAGCGGCAAGATTGATCTTCCGCATCTGAGGAACGCAATCGCACGTATTCCTCAGATGAAGGGAATCAGCGCAGAACTCAAGGCTCGTCTACAAGCTAAGGCTCGCAGACTTCTTGGTGGTAGTCAGAAAGCTACCTCAGAGGGTATGTATGATGGCGTGTTTGAAGCCTTTGAGTTGCTTCACTCTGTAGGCTTCGATGTAGGGTACGAGATGGGTGAACACAAGGAAGAGGAACATGCTGAACCTGGACTAAGCAATCCTCCACCGCCTCGCAAAGATGAGTCAGGTGAGGATGATCTTGCTATCGTCGGTGGATGGCGGCGTGATCCACTTCCCACACCTTTGAATGATCCCAACATCGAAGGTGTGAAAGGCAAGCCACCGAATACAAACATGAGTGAGACTGGAAAGGAGGATGGTGGCCGCATGGATGGTATCACTCTAAGCCCGGCGCAGGTTAGTCAGCTCTACAGCCTGCTGGGTATCACGATGCCTGATACTCCTGGCGACGAGTTCTTCGAGCCTGCGAAGGTTGCGTTCAGTGAGTGGAAGGCACTTCGCGATGCTGTGGATGCAAGCTCAGAAGAGAAGGAGTTTGCAGAGAAGTATCCGCAGTATTGGCGTGAGCATCAGGAGCTTCTCGCGCGTGATCGTCAGGCCGCTGCTACTCAGTTTTCTGAGTCAGTGAAAACAGTGATGATCCCTCAGGGTGAGGGAACTGTCGCAACCAAGCAGGGTCTTTCAGCTCTCGCGATGAGTAAGCTGAGTGACATTCATATCAAGTTCAGTGAAGGTACTGCTACTGTCACTGACTTCGAGGAAGCAGTCAAGGCCATCATGGATGGTGGACTTGTCCAGTATGGCGAGGTTGGCTCTTCGACAACCAACGAAGCACAGATCATCAATACTTCAACTCTCAGTGGTCTGCGTGATGCTCGCAAGATGTTCGCAGAGCTTATCTCTGAGATTCAGAAGGAAGATGGTTTCGAGGATTACCGTGTTGCGATGGAGGAAGCAGCCAAGCGGAATCCTGATCTTGCCAACGCCTATCGTGCAACTCAGGCTGCCTAGTCCCCAGAAAGGAGGATAACCAATGGCATGGGGAAACTTCGTACTCGATGTTGGTTTTGATGCATCTGTAGCTATCACCAAGTTCCGTGCGGTGAAGCTAACGGCTGCACAGACAGT